GTAATCCGCCAGGTCAATGACATAGGTGAGGTAATCGATTGTGTCCTCACCTTTAAGGCCGTGCGTCATGGGCGGGCACACGGCGTTTCCGCCCGTCGCGTAGCGGCCGAAGATGATGGTTTGGCTTTGCGTGCCGCCTGCCGTTGTCGCGGTTGTGCGGATGCCCGGCTGCTGCTGCTGCCCCTGGCGCGGTGACAGGGAGTTAGCCAGGGCTGACAGGCCCCAGGATGCCGCAGCTCGAATGGCAAAGTTGGCGATGGTCGCGGCGATCGTGCCCGATGCCAGGAACCCAGAAACCGCAGTGACGGCAGCCGTGACCGGATCGGCCGCAGCCGGGGTTGCAACCAGCACACCGAACACAGACGCGAGCAGAAGGGAGCGCAGTTTTTTCATACGATGAAAGCCCTTTCGGCGTAGCGCAGGGGGATGTGGCCAAGGCCCTTTTCGGTGACGACGGCGACGCGATCGCCGATCACCACGCCGATTCCGGTTTCGCTGCCGACTGAAACCACGGCGAGGTCGCCCACGCCGGCATCGAGCACCGAGGGGTGGCCGAGATATTGGGCTTCGAGAAATGCGATTTGGTCTGCGTAGCCATCGGCTTGCAGCAGGGCCTGCCCCTCTTCGATCGTGGTGTAGTTGCCGCGATAGGCGGCAGCCGGATCGGTGCCGGTCATGGCATCGACCGCACCCGCGCTGAACAGAGAGCAATCGAAAACGCCGGGCTGAAAGGCCCGTGACGCGTTCTCAGCGATGTAAGTGTGCAGGCGCGAGCGCCAATCCGTCAGCCTTGTCATGCTGAGGAGATGGGGCGTTTGGGTGGGTGCCGCTTATGCCGGCAGCACCCACTCTTGGTTGTCTTCGTCCCATCCGTGCTTTTCGGATGGGCGCGGCTTAGGAGGCTGCCAATCCGCTTTGCCATCAAGCCCCCAGGATGGGAAAGGCTGCGGGTGTGCGAACATGTCCAGGTGCTCGACATAGAGCATGCCCGCAGCCGGAAAGCGGCGCCGGATGCGGTCATTGTAACTGACCAGGAGCCACCGCCCCCCGAGTTTCAGATCCTCGGCGCAGTATTCCTGCACCCGGTTTTCCTGTTCATCAGGAATGCGGATGACGCAGAGCACCACGCCGTTTTCGTCAATCAGTGCTGCGTGTGCCATGTCACTCGATCCTGTATCTGATTGCGATGAGCCCCGAACCGCCGTTGCCGATTGTCGATGCCCCGCCACCGCCTGTATTCACTGCACCATCCCCCTGCGTGCTCGATGACCCACCCCCACCAGGAGGTGCGACACCATCGCTTCCGGTTGCACCCCCGCTCGCCAACCACCGGGGTTCTGCGAAAAAATCCTCGATAAGAACGCCGAGCCCGCCATCCGAACTTTCATCGGATGACCTGTAATCCCCACCTGGCCCGCCGGCGCCGCCCCCGCCGCCAGACTCCCCCCAGCCGGTTCCTGGTGTGCCAAAACCACCCTTGTGCCCCTGGTAGGCAACACCCGAACCGGGGCCATCATTGTTTTGAAACTGGCCGCCACCCGACCCGCCGTTTTTCCTCGTGTAGTTGTAGGTTGTGGCGCCACGGCCGCCGCCGCCGCCGATGGCAGTGACGCCAAATGCAGTGCTGTTGCCACCCTGATAGCCGTTGCGGGCTCCGTCCGTGCCACTGCCGGCTGCGCCACCAGCGCCAACAACAAGAGTGTGGTCGCCTGCCTCAACCAGGATAGTAGCGCGCAGAACACCGCCCGCACCGCCGCCCCCACCGCCCGTTCCGCCGCCGCCGCCGCCTGCAACCCAAACCACATCGAGTTCGCCGAGTTCGCCACCCAGATCGGCGATAGAAAAGGTCTCAGTATCCAGCGCCTCATGAACCCGCCATTTTTGCCCGGAGGTGTCCATGTGCTCGCTGATAATGCCGCCAGTGCCCTCGATGTATGGGCCGGAAAAGCCGCCCCCAGAGCCACACGGCAAAATCGGGTAATATTCCATTGCCTTACCTCGTCACAAAATAGCCGTTGGAGTCTTCGCCGCCCCAGGACACCTCAACGGCGCCCGAGATATCCGCGTATTCGCGCCCCTTATCCGTCGCCATGCGCAGGGCTTGCGAGGCGGGGGATTTCTTCGCTGCCAAGGTCTTGGTTCCGGCGCGCGCAGAGGGTGCCAACTTCAGTGTTAGGGAGCTTCCCTCCCCGCTCGGGCCGTCTTTGACCTGGGGCTCGTCGACCTTGCCCGCTAAGGAGCGAGAAACTCCAATCAGCGCACCCGTTTCCGGGTCGAAGAGCGCGAGATGAATTTCGACCGGCGCCAGCCGGAGATCGTAGTTAGAGATCGCCGCCTCAACTTCTGGCGCAAGCCGTGTGAGCGTTACGCTCTGCATGTTGATCTTGCCGCCGATCTCATGGGTAGGAGACGACATGGTGATGACAGAGCCTGCACCCGCATATGTCCGCACCTCACCATTGATGGTGAACTGCGCTTCATCTTCCCCCGTCCAGAAGTTCGCGCGCTCCATGGCGCCCGTGGTTCGGTTTTTCGCTCGGATTGAGTAAAGCCACCGAGGCACTACGACCGGCGCGTGGGTGGCTTTTTCCATCTCATGAGTCAGCAGCATCGAAACCTCACCGCAGGCTCTGACGGAAGTTGAACGAGAACCCCTTGGTGATCCCACCCAGGCCGATTGTGCCCGCCTTGAAAGAGCCAGGAACCATGATCGCTTTGCATGTCGCGTCCACCAGGTTCACAGCAGCTCCGTCTTGCGATCCCGGCCGGATAGCCGGGACTACTGACAAGGAGATGGTGCTTTCCGGACCCACCTGCCCACCGATGACGACTTGATGGAGGGCTCGACGACCTTCTCCGTAGTCGAAGCTCAGGTAATCCCCAGGCGTAAGTTTGTAGCCATCGGGCAGCCCCGACAGTGTCATGGTGCTCGATCCAGGAGTCGGTGCCGACAGCGTTACAGCCGCGCCGCCGAGAAGCGATCCATCCGGGTCGGCAGACGGGAAGCGACGCATCCGGTCTCCGATGTGGAATGTGCCGACTCCTTGCCGAAGAGATTGTGCGAGTGCATGCACCTGCACCTGCTCGTCATGCTCATCCGTCCGGACGGTGATCGAGCCGTGCCAAAGACGAGGGCCGAGATCGGAAATCAGGATTTCTCCGTTGCCTTGCTCGGACACCTGCCTGTTTTCGCTGAGATCGAAAACCTGTGCGACGAACTTGAGCTTGTTTGCGAACTGCTCGTTGGTCAGTGGAAATGACAGCATCAGCCCCTCACCCGCCAATCGTTGGAGATTTGCGCCTGGCGAGCAGGCAGAACATGATCAGAGAACTCCTGGAGGCCACCCTCCACGATCCGCACCGCTTGGTTTCCGGCAGCCTCAAGCACCCGGACATCGGCATCTTCAGAACGGCGGATCTCGAGGACGATCGTGCCGCCTCCGCTCAGCATGTCCTTCGTGGTCTGCGCGTCGAACACCCGCGACCCGCCCGGCAGATTGACGAGCTCGGCCCCGCGTTCGCCGACCATCGCCAGGCCGCCAGGGGCGACACCGCCATTGGCGAACTGAGGAATGCCACCGAAGAGCCAGCCCGCCGCCTTGCCGAACCAGTTAGCTCCACCGCCGGCTGCGGTGCCGCTTCCGAGCAGCCCGTTGAAGAGGTTCTGGAATGCGCTGTTGGCGGCTGTGTCGGCCAAGCTCGAGAGCAGACGCGAAACAGCATCCCGTGCGCTGTTCGCACCAGTCAGGACGCCGGCGAAGGCCGAAGCCATACTGTCCCGCAGCATGCCGACAGAGTTCTTCGCACGCTCCGCGGCGTGGTCGATCTCGTCGATAGCTTTGCCAGCCTCTTTCCCAGCATCCTCGATCCGGGGCGAGCCCAAACCTCCGATTTTCCGGTTCAGCTCATCGACGGCCTCGCCAGCTTCAGCGCTGTCTTTCCCGACGATCCCTTTGATCTTCGCCCAGACATCGCGAACGCTATCGACATCGAAGATCTTCGGAGCCGGCAGCGAACCTTGGGAGCCGTTGAACTCGTCGACCGCCGCTCCGTAGATGTCGAGAAGCGAGTCCTTGACCTTCTTCGTTTCCGCATTGATCCGAGGGATCGAAAGCTCAGGAACAAGCGTGAGGGACATTCTCCCACCGCCGCCCAGGCGCCGAGGCAGCTTCTCGATCAGCCCATTCACCCCATCAAAGAACTTGTTCACCAGGGCGCCGACGCCGTTGATCATCTTTTCGACGGCCCAGATCGCCATGTTGGCTCCCGCCACCATCACGCTTTTGATCGCGTTCGGGATCTCCTTGAAGATCTGGACGATCGCGGCGGCAGCACCGCGGAACGAACCCTTGATCTGCTCGCCACCCCAGACAACCCATTCGACGGCAGAGTTCACCCCTGCCTTCGCCAGCTCCTTGAAGAGCATGAATGTTTTTCCGGTGTCCTCGGTCTTCTTCTGAACAGCCGTGGTCCAGTAAACCAATTCGCCCAGACCGACGACAAGGGCGCCGATGCCGGTTCGCGTGAGGGCACGCTTGAACCCCATGGTGGCGATTGTTGCGACCGTGACAGCTGAAGCATAAGCGCCGAACGCGATTGCCGCGCCGGTCATGTAGGATGCGATGCGGCCGGCGTTATTGGAGATCGCAAGGAGGAGGCTGCGAAGAAGGCCGCCCTCCTGCATCGCCTTCCTCATACCGTTCGCCATGTCGGTGATCGCAGGAGCCAAAGCGCCCGCGATCTCGTTCCGCATGCCCACAAATGCCTGGGTCATGCCGCCGACGGCTTTCCCGGCTTGAGCCAAGTTCGCGATCGTCTTGTCATCCATGATGGCGCCGGACTTCTCAGCGGCATCACCGATCTCGTTCAGCGCGGCAGCGTTGTCGCGCAGCAGTGGCAGGAGGAGCGTGGAGTCCGAAGCCATCGCCTCCATGAAGAAGGTCATCTGCTGTTGAGAAGCACCGGCTTTCTCCAGGCTCGAAACATAGAGCTGGAGCGCTTCGGGCCCGGACAAGTTCTTGAAGTGCTCAGCAGTCACGCCGACCTTCGGCCCGATCTGCTCGAAGAAATCCTTCATCGGGCCACCGCCAGTGGAGAGAAAATCACCCACGCGGTCGTTCACATCCTTCAGGATGTCAGCGAGTTTTTCCTGGTCGATGCCGACGGATTTCGTCGCGGCGCTCCATCTTTGGAGATCGCGCGGCGTGGAGTTTGCGACTTGCGACAGGCGCGAAACTTCCTTTGCCGCCGAGATCGAAGCCATCCCCATGGCGCCGAGAGCTACACCTGCACTGGCGGTTACCGCCGAAGCGACCTGCATGTCCATCGCCATGCGCTTCATCGACATCCGGGCGTTCTTTAGGCCCTGGTCGAATTGCGCGGTGTTGATGGAGAGCTTCGCGAAGAGCGATCCGATAATCATGTGCGGCTCCTCTTGAACTCTTCCCAGGTCATCGTCGGCAGGTGTGCCGTTCTCGTTCTCAGTTCCTCCATCGATTGCTCGATGGTCTTGCGGGGCCGGTCGGAGATCAGATCCTCAAGCTTCGGGATCTTCTCGGCCCGGTGGAGTTTCGCGGTCATCCAAGCGTGGCGATCTCTCTCCTGGCGCTCATGTTTCCGCTCCCGCCCCTTCGCCTCCATCGCGATCCAGTATTGGCGCGGCGACATACTCCAGAACTCTTCCTCTGAGATGCCAACCGACTTTGCTTGGATCAGGAGCTCCTGAAGATCGAAGCGGCGGCTTACGCCGCCGCTGGCGCGTTTCCCTCGGGGGTTTCCCCATCAGCAGGCGCATCAGGATAGGCAGCCGAGAGAAGACGACCGAACACCTCGGCGTCCTCGGAAAGGATGTCGCCAGCGAGTTTGACTGTCGCTTCCGGATGGTTCTCCCGCATCGAGTGAAACAGAACGGTGCGCATGTGCTTCACGCGAGCCGTGCCGGCCGCCATGCGGCCCTCGAAAATGCCCCATCCCTCGTCGAGCTCGTCTTCGATCTCGGCGATGACATTCATGTCGATCTTGAGAGTGTAGTCTTTGCCCTCGTGCTTGACTGAGATTTCGCCCTTGATCTTGTTCGCCATTACACTGCCTCGATCTTTGCCGAGACGCGGAAGGACGCCACGGAGACCATCTTGTCGTCCATCGGAATGTTGCGCTGATGCTGCTTCAGAAAGACCGCATAGACTTCCGGATCGGCGCCATTCAGTGTGAAGCGAAGCTGACGGGTTTTGCCTTCAGACGCAGTCATGGCGAGATCGAGAGCAGAACCGGGCATGTAGGCAAAAGTCAGGGAGGACTCGCCGTTGTCCTTCAGGGACGGCTTGAATTCCTTCGTCCGGTTCGGGCTGCCGAAATGCGTAGTGTCGATTTCGTCATAGGTCGGAGCCGGAGGCTGGAAATCATAGAGCGGCGTAACCTCGGTCCAGGTCACTGCGCCCATTCCGTCTTCAACGCCGAGCTCGACCCTGGAGCCGTGGCCAATATCAACTTCGTCTACCATCCCTCATCCTCGGCTGGTGTTTTCTATTGATGAGGAGATGGGGCGTTTTCGGAATGTTCGCTTGCGTCAGGTCCGCCAATGCACGCGAAAATCCTGCTTCACTCGGAAGGGGCGATTTGCCTCGTCGCCGGGATCTCGCATGTCTGTTTCGTTCTCGAGCGAGATGCGCAGGATGGCACCATTCCGGTGGCCGTCAATTGCGGCTTCGATAGCGCGGGCTATCATCTTCGCCTCGCCGTAGGTCTTCGCATAAACATCGATCTGGATACGCGACGACGACACACCGTCAGGGCCTGTGTAGGCCTGCCCGGGCACGCGCGACATGGAGTTCAGCACAACCCCCGGATACGGCGCACCCTGCGGCCGGGCACCCCAATCCACGGGGGCCGTGGTCGCCGTCCCGATCAGGGCGCGAAGTTCTTGCTCCATCATCAGATGAACCTCCCCTCGGCATCGCGAAGACGACCGCCTTTATCGAAGTAGCTTCCTGCCGGCGCGCCGTTCTTCGCGATCTCAGCCTTCTTCGCTTCGCGAGCAGCCTTGTTCGCATTCAGTCGGTGCCGGCGCTTGATTGCTTCCCACATCTCGATCTTGAGCTTCTCCAGGACGGCATGCTTGAGCTGCTCCCAAGCAGGCGTAAGAAACGGCTGCGGTGCGTGGTGCTCAGTGCCATGCTCTTGGAGCGTGCCATGTGGCGCGCCCTCACCGGGGCCGACAAACATGTTCACCTGGCCCGGGTTCTTCCGGTTGTGGCGCCGCTGCCGCGCGGTCAGTCGAGTCGATACCGCAATCGCATCTTTGAGCTGCCCGTCGTCTTCGGGGGCGAGTTCCTTGGCGCGATCGGCAACAGGCTGAAGCGACTTCTTCATGGCGCGTCGCGTCGCCTGCTTGGCGTGCGTGAGGCTCAGATCGCCGAGGGCCTTGTCAATTTCCTGGAAGCCCTCGATCCGGAACTTCATTCCGTGCTGCCGGTGGTTCTTGTAGCTCATGCCGACACCTCCGCGACCGCGGTGATTTCGACTTCTCGATTGCGATCAGGGCCAGGCTTGATGCCTGCGATGTCATATACGCGCCCCTTGAATACAATGCGATCGGCCGGGCCGAGGTCGGCAACCTTCGAGGAATGCCGGACCTTGAAGCGATACATGCTCGTCGCGATTACCTGGCCAGCTGCGATCTTCTCTCCGTCGCGCACCGGAACGGCCTCCGCCCAGACGGTCGCGATTGGCTGCCAAGTGGCTGCACCTGCCGAGGTGAAACCGTCGTCGACACGGATGGCACGCTCGAGTCGGATGCGCTGGTCATATTTTCCTGCGCTCATCTCGCCTTGATCCTGTGCTGCGCAACCAGGGCATCAACTGCGAATGGAAGCGTAGAGGCGGCAGCCCCCAGAACTACGGCCTCCCGGTTCTCATAGAAATGAGCGGCAAGCAGCTTCACCGCCGCCTTCAAGTCGGCGGGCACCTCCGAATATCCGACGGTGTATCGGATCTCGACGGGGTATTGGTCCGGATCAGAAACAGCAGGCCAGTCGATGGAAGGGATCAGTTTCGCCGGACCGCCCCCAAGAACGATGAATGCGTCGGGAGCGAACTCTACGCCGTTGATGGTGATGCCATCGAGGGATTGCACATCACCGCCAGGAAGCTCCACCGCACTACGGCCATATGGAAGACATGCAAGGCGGAGCACAGCCGGCCGCGCCGGCATAAGGCGATTTACAAGGCTCTCGATGTGACGCACAGCCGCTGCCTCTGCGTCCATGATGGCGGCGTTGTCGTCATCATCGTCACGCCGGAGATGGAGCTTCATGTCATCGAGTGAGACGATTGGCTGCGTCGGCGCGACAGAGGGAGTGAAAAATCTGCGCGCCATGCGCTCACCTCAGATCGCTGAAAGAAGAAGGGGCGCCTCGCGGCGCCCCCGTCTCGGTCATCTTAGGCCGGGGCAGTGCCTTGCTTCAGAGCCCGGATCGCGTTTCCGTCGATCAGGTTTCCGCCGGAGCGGAGCCAGGCAAGGAAGCCGACCTGACCGCGCTTGGCGTAGGCGCTGTCGTCGAAGCGGAACATCGTGACGCCCATGACATCGCGGATGTAGTAGCCGGAGAAGTCGCCGTAGAGGATTGCCTTCTTCGACGCGCCCAGGTCCGGCATGTCCTGGTTGATGTAGATCGGACGGCCCAGGAGGGTGTCCGGAGCGCCACCGGCGGGGCCGGTCTCATAGCCGGGAACGAAGATCGGGCGGCCGTTGGCGTCCTTGATCTTCCGCACGACAGCGAGGGTCTTGTCGTTCATCAGCCAGCCGTCTTTGCCGTTCCGGTAGGCCGGATCGACGGAGTGCTGGAGATCCACGAGCATATCGTAGTCGATGGTCGTGGCGGTTCCGGCAGCGCCGGTGACACCAACAGTCGCGCCAACCTGAACGCCAGTCGGCTGGCCGTTGCCGTTGCCGATGACGAAGTGGCGGTTGGTGATCCGACCAAGGCGGGTCACGAGGCGGCCGCGGACAAAGCCCTCGACATCAATCGAGCTGTCCTGGAGGAGCTCCCAGGGAACAGTCACAACCTTCGAGGAATACTTGAAGACCGGAAGGCCGACGGACGCGAACGAAACATCCTCGTCAGTGGCGGCAGCGTTCTCGGGGACGATCTCGCCGATCTCGTTGGTGCCGTCAGACTTGGGGAACGACAGCGCGTTGCCACCTTCGGTCTGAAGAACGGTCGCGAGATTGCGCATCCCGCCGTAAGCCTTCATGGCGTCAATGACGGACTTGGTGACATCAGAGTCGACCGTGAAGCCACCTTCGGTGTCGGTGCCGGTCGAAAGGGCCGCGCGAACCTCTTCCCAGTCAGCGCTGTTCAGGGCCTTGTCGCCGCCGCGCAGCCACTTCTGGTAGACCGAGGTGGACTTGCCGGTGTCACGCTCAACGCGCTTCGCAGCTTCGATATGGTTCTCGACGCTGCGAGTGTCGTCTGCAAGGCGGGCATTGACCGCCTGGATGCGCTCGATCTCAGCATCGATGCGATCGACCTCTGCCATGCCGGCTTCGTAGGTGAACTGATCAGCATCGGTGAACTCACCGTCTTTCTCGACGAGAGCCTTGAGTTCTGCGCCTTTCGCAGCACGCTTCTCGCGAAGTGCCTGAATGGATTTCATCGTTCTTCAACTCCTGCTCGATGATCGCCCTTCGCGGGCCGCGTTCGTGTTTTGTTCTTTCGAGGAGATGGGGCGTTTCCCTATACTTCGCTTGCGATCAGATGCCTTTTTCGATCAGAGCCACGCGCCGCTTGCGGCTCTCCATCTCGCGGGCCTGAATTTCCGCGTCGCGATCTGCTTCTTCGATCTTCGGCTCTTCCGTGATTGTCGCGCCATCCGGCAGCTCAACATGGGGAACCTCATCAACGACCGGCGCCACCTCCTCCGCAGGCTTCGGCGTGTTCTTGAATGCAGAGAGATCCCAACGGTTCTGAGAGGCACGCGGCGAGGCTTCGATGGTCTCGTCAGACAGGCCCTTCGCAAGGGCAGCGGCAGCCCCATACCAAGACTCCTTGTTCATCTCGGCAGCCCAGTCGGTCTTGTTCCCGGCTTTTCGGGCATAGGCGCCGGCGATCTCGCCATCGATTTGCTCCAGCAGGTCAGCCTCGGCACGAAGGTCGTGACGATCTCCCATCGAGATGGTCCAGGCGTTGTGGATCATCATCATCGCCCCAGGGATCATCACAACGCGATCCGAGTTCGCAGCGATGACGGATGCCGCCGATGCGGAAAGGCTGTCGATCTGTGAGGTGATCTCGTGCGGGTAGTCATGCATCGCAGCAATCATCGCTTGAGCGCCGAACACCGACCCGCCGGGGCTGTTGTGTCGAATGCGGACCGGCCCATCCATCTGGAAGAGCTTTTCCCGGAACATGTTCGGGGAAATGCCACCGAGCCACATTGCTTCCTCGTCATCCGAGGCGATCGCGTCATACAGGAAAAGGTCGTTGCCCTCCGCACGGAAGGAGCCTTTGTCCTTGTTCGCCAGGCGAAGCTTGATCTGGTTGGGGTTACGATTGCGCATCGAGGTCTCCGTCGTCGGGGGTGTCATCTCCCGGCTCGACGGCCGGCTCGGATTTGGGCTCAGACTGAGCAGATCCGGCAGTGATAGCCTTCGGAAGCTCTGCATTGCGCGGAAGTGAAATGAATTCACGGACTTCTCCAATGTTCATGAAAGGCTGCTCACCCGCTCGGCCGAGCGCGATCCGCAGGGCTTCGAACAGTTCTTTGGTGTTGGCGCGCTCAAGCTCACGGGTGTCAAACTCGGTGCAGAACATGGAGCGCCGAAAGATTTTCCGGTTCAGTTCTGCGGTGAAGGCGCTGAGGTGATCTCGAAGCGTAAAGCGCACGAAGCCTTGCCCCATCTCGGAGACACCCGAACCCCAGCTCGTTGTCTTCTCGGTATGCCCCACCATGAACGGCGGCACGCCGTAGACGCGGCAGATTTCCTCGACCTGGAACTTGCGCGTCTCAAGAAGCTGCATGTCTTTGAGCGGCATCGTGATTGGGCAGACTTCCATTCCACCCTCGAGGATCATCGCCTTTCCCGCATTCGCGGGACTGCGATGCTGTTCGAGCATCTCCTTGAGATCGTTGAACTGATCATCGGTCAGGTTCTGCTCAGACTTGATGTAGAAGTCAGGCCGGCTGTTGTTCTCCAGGAAGCTACGAGCGAAGCGTTGCGACTCGCGCGCGATGTGAGCCGGGTTGTTCAGCCAATGACTGAGCGGAGAAATCCCCTTCACCCCATCAAACCCAAGGCCGGCAACATGGATCATGTCGTCCTGGTCAATGATCCGGGTCTTGGATGCTTCAGCTGAGGGCTTGTCGATGGTCGTATCCGGCGCAACCTCATAGACCAAACGGCTACCGTCCTCCGTCGCAATCGGCCTCACCCGAGAGGGGTGGATTGGAATGAGTGCCTTGACCCGACCGGATTTGCTTCGAACGATTTCTGCGTAAGCGTTCCCATGCAGAAGCTTCGAAGCAACCAGGAACTGCCACCCGGCAGCGGCTGTCCAACGCGGCGAAAACTCTTCATTCAAAACCCACCACAGGTCATGATTGTAGTCGCGGATTTTGTCGCCGTCCGTTTCGCGCTTGTAGATGTGCATCGGAAGCGATGCGATCGCACCCGAGACAATTTGCGTGCAGGCATATACCGCCGAGATGCTGAGCGCAGAACTCTCAGAGATATTCCCGCCCTCACCTCGAACGAAGGTGCTGAACATCCCAGCTCCACGCCGGATTTCACTCGAATTCGCTGTCGAGTTCGATGGTGCGATGAGCCTGGCGGCGGACATGCGGATATTGCTGATAATGCTCATGCAAGACGGGCCCTTGGTGTTCCCTTGGAAGATGGGGCGTTCAGATGCGCTTCGCTTGCCGCGCCGACCGCCATGACTGCGGCGACTGCAAGGTCGATCCGGGCAGTTGATTTCTTCTTGTCCAGGAACCGCTGGCCGGTGGCTGTCTCGACCACCACGGCCGAGGAAATCGCAGATCGGAGAGCGGGATTGACAGCGATCCTGAGGCGCTTCTCGAGAAGCAACTCCTCGAACATCTCCACGCTGTCGTTCATGCAAAGCGGGGTGTCTTTGCGACGCTTCGGGCCTTGGGGATGCTCTACAGTGTTGAACTCGACCTGGAACTCATCGAGGGCATCCTCGAACTTCGAGAACATCCACTTGTCATAGGCGATGGCCCGGATCGCGATCTTCTCCTGGAAGTCGACCAGATCTTTGACCACCCATTCATACTGCGTGACCTTCCCTGGTGTGGTGTTGAGATATCCCTCATCGACCCACTCCACATATCTGGCGCTGTCCCGTTTCGCTCTCTCACGCAGCGTGTCGGCCGGTGTGTATCCCGTCACAATCAAAGCGAACTTCGGCTTGCCATCCTCCGTCTTTCCGTCTGGAAAGACCTTTGCCAAGCCGGTGAGGTCTTGCTTTGCGCCGAGATCGAGACCCACAACGGCCTCAACATCGAGATCGTAGAACTCCTCCTCAGTGAGCGAGGAGTCTTCCGCAGCTTCCCAGATTGTCCGGTCGAGCCACGCGGACTCAGCGTCTGTCCACTGGCAGAAATGAAGTCGCTTGATGCCGTTGGCCTTGCCCTTGGCAGTGCGAGCATCAGCCGCGACACCTGCCAGGTATTCCTCCGTCAGGATCGTCCCCAGGAGCGGGTTGGCTTTCTTCCATACATCGACAGGATGGATCGGCTTGCCATCCTCATCGAAATCCACAGCCAGGGGATCGTCTCCCTCATCGAGGGCGCAGACATAGGAGAAGAGGCGATCAAGGGATGCGAGTTCAGCCGGCTCATGTGAGCGATGCGCAGCCTTCACCGCCAGCTCGTGCTGCTCGAAGCAATAGCTGTTCCGGTCGGAGCCGGAGTTGGTGATTTGGAACAGAAGCGGGTTCTGTCGAAACTTGAAGCCCCGCTCGATCATCTCGGTGATGTCGCGGTTCGGATGCTCGTGCAGCTCGTCGATCAGACCGCAATGAGGACGCGGCCCCGAGCCAGTCTTGCCGCTTTCCTTCGAGATCGGCTTGAAGAACGAGCCGTCTTTCAGGCGGCTGATCGTATGGACGGGGTTGTTTCCCGACAGCTCGAGACGCGCAGACAAAGCCGGCGATTGCTGAACCATCTTCACAGCATCCTTGAACAGGATGCGAGCCTGCTCAGTCTTCGTCGCAGCTGCGTAGATCTCGGCGCCTGGTTCGTGGTCTGCCGTCATCATGTAGAGACCGATACCGCCAGCCAGAGGAGACTTGCCGTTACCCTTGCCCATCTCGATGTATGAGGTGCGGAAGCGGCGCGCACCGCTCGCTATCTTCCACCCGAACAGGGACCCGACAATGAATGCCTGAGAGGGATGCAGGTCGAACGGGATGCCTTCGAACTGGCCACCATTCAGGCGCAGCACATCTGGAAAGAAAGACAGAACGCGCTGACAGGCTTCGTAATCGAACCAGAGCCCCCGCTCGTGTCCGTTCTCCAGGTCATCGAGGTGCCTCTGGCAGGCGGCGCGGACATGGGGCCCGGCGATTTCCTCACCGGAAACGACGGCCTCAGCATAGAGGCGAACCGGGCAGTCATCCTCAGAAATACTTGGATGCCGGGTCATCGACCTCTCCCTCTCCACCCTGGGCGCTGACCTTCGAGCGCGAGGCAGGCGTCAATCCGAACTCCGACATGAGAGACTGGAACCGGCGCGCCGCGTCAGAGCGCATCGCCACTGCGGGGTGCGCCCGGATCATCGTTCCGCCCGATTGAGAGGTGGTCTCGTAGTGTGTGCCTTCAGCGGCGATGATCTCCATCGCCTGGCGCCAATCGGCATAGGCCTCGACACATTGCTCAAGCGCCAGCTCGTCGGCCACGGTGAGGACACCCATGCCATCCAGAAGGTCGCAAAAGCGCGGCCAGTTCTCCTGGGCAGTGGTGGAGAGCGTCTCTGGCATCGGCGGACGGGCCCGAGCAGGCGTCGGGGCGTCGTCATTCCGGCGGTCAGCCCGATCGGTGCCGCGGACGACCTTCAGATGCTCTGGAATGCGCTTTCGCCCTTTACTCATTGGAGCTTTTTTCCTTCCAATTTTGACATTGAGAAAAGTCACCTCCCCCCCGCCGGTCCCTAATCGGGCGGCCCAGAGTTTCGACCACCCCCCGGGTCTCGGATTTTCGAATTTTCCGGGTCATTGGTGAGAACCCCGATTTTCGGGCTCCTCGATCAGCCATCCGTCCTTGTCGAACTGCGGCTTCCTGCGGCTGCTGCGGCCTTCTTCAGAGGTCTTCTTGGCGTGGCACGGCTTGCAGATGCACTGGAGATTTCTCAGGTCATCGACATGCATGCGCGTGCCATCGACCGAGATGATCCGCTCCTGCGCGTCTGCGCGTGCTTTGTTCACGATGTGGTCGACGGCATGATACTGCCGCACGCGCCCTACCCTCTCGCACGGCTGACACAGGCCCTTGTCGCGGCGCTTGACCCGCTCACGCAGCTTCCGCCACCGGGAGCCGTAGCCCCGGCTGGACGCGCTACCGCGACGGTCTCTCCACTGACCTGAGGATTTGCCTGTCTCGCTCATGCCGAGGAGATGGGGCGTTTGGTGGGTGATCGCTGATGAGCAAGCCACTGGCGGGACTTGAACCCGCTTCGGAGATGGAGAGGGCTTGCTGTGCCGCCCTCTGCTCTCCTACCGCCTTCCCCTGGCTATGCCAGGCAGTGGTGCCGGCCCTCATAACGAAGACCCCGTAGGCTCAGCCTGCGCAGGAGATGGGGCGTCTCAGGCGGTTTCGCTACTCGGCGCATTGAGAGCCACATGGAATGTCAGACGCTCGTGATTCGATCGGGGCAATGCCCCGCCCCAGATCTGAATACCATGGACGCTGACCGCAGCCTGCTCGGGGCTTCCGCCAGACCTGGCCCAGATCTCTACATGGGGCTCACGCAGGCGCGTGGTGCGATCATCAAAGCCCGGATTGGGTCCCGCGCGATGCCACACCTCCAAATCGGGGTGCTGACGAATGAGGGCATCGAACGCGACGGATGAGATACACACACAGGTGCCGAACCAGTCAGAGCGTTGGCCGATGGTCGCGGCGCGAGTGATGAAGTCGATGAGGTGCATCAGAGGAGTCTGTCTTCCTGGTCGATGCGTGCGAGCAGAGCGAGCATGGCCCGCTCCCAGATCGCGTCGAGCTCCGCTTCCGTTGCTCCGTCAATCGAGAGGCCGACCAGATCGGGGTTGCCGGTTCCGATCGTGCCAGCGTCCGCGCCCGCCTCGTGCAGAGCATCCAACAGCGCATCGAGATCGACAGCTGGTCGAGGATATGTGCGGTCAGTCATGTGTCTTGCCCCCAATGTCGCGCTGTGCCCGTATCCTGCGACATCCGATGTCGCGCGGTGCCCGTATTGTGTGACATCGCCTCACGTCCGAAAACCTCATCCAGCACGCCCTGAACCTCGGGATCGTTCATCAGTCGCTCTGTCCGGGCAGCATGTCGCGCCCGGGCACCACGGGCAAGCAGTCGAGAGAAGAGACGACGCTCCAGCCCGGCCCAGTCGATCTCGCCGGCCTTCGACGCCTCTCGGTCGCTCATGTCGAGAACCAAGTCATAGACCTCGCGGAGAACATCGTCGGAAACGAAGACCAGCTCGCCATCGACGAGGGCGAGGCCCGGGTGGCCCTTGTGCCAGACTTCGATCACCGCGCCCTCCCCCATGAGATCCGCTTTTCAGCCTCGGCATCGCGCCACTCATCGAGCGTCACCGGCGGGCGGTTTGCGTCCCACTCGACCTGCGCCCGGATGCGGTCAGCCATGCGGCGCACGCTTTCCGGATCAGGTTCAGAGCGACGCCAGCGACGCGCCCGGACAACCAGGCGTGTGGCCAGCCGGGCAGTGTCGATTGCGAGATGGCCGGCCGTGTAGGCGCAGAGGCCGAACAGGGTGGCGATGGTGAGGGCTGTGGTGGGGTCAGTCATCACGAGCTGCCAGCCAAACCAGGAACGCCACGAAGGCGAGAAATCCGAGCAGACCGCCCGTCTCGATCAGCAGCTTCACATTTTCCGGGGTCATGCTGCGTCGTCCACATCGCAGTCTTCGTCTGCATCGAAGATCAACGGCATGGAGCCGCGCACGGCTTTCATCTTCCCGTCGTGCTCAATGCCAACCGTCGGTTCCAGATCACTGTAACGATCCGTTCGCGCGACATAGTGGATCTGGCATCCGGCAATCATCATGCCGCCGATCTCCACATACCAGTTGGTCGACCGCGAATTTGTCTTGACGCCAAGTGCGGTTTCGCTCGAATGGACGGCCTTCAGAGTTCCGAATACCGCTCGATACTGCTCCCCATCAGGAGCGATGAACCATCCATCCGTGGTGATTAGGTATCTCTTTCCGACTTCATACATGACCTATCTCCCTGTCTGTCTTTCCAAGGAGATAGAGACAGACCAGGCGCGCCCAAAATCGGAGCCGGCTCCGATTTACAGACAATTTTGAGATTTGTCTGTAAATGCCACGGATCAGCGCCGGGCTTCACGCTCGCGCCGTGGCAGCCAATCTGGCCGGACGCGCCAGACCAGCCGAATGAGCGCACGCTGCCACCATGGCCTACCCTGAAAAACAGGCAGGTCAGGGCGGGCGGCGTGCAGCTGCTCACGGAACGACGGCCGGGCGTTCGCCTCGTCGCGGCTTAGGCGCTCACTGGCGGGAAGTCGGCCGCGGTATCTATCGAGGTGCTTCATACCCCGAACATAGCACGCCTGCGGCCTCGGTCGCATCATCGAATGCCGCTTCCGGCAGGTTGTTGAGCGTCGCTATCTCGGCATCGGTCAGGCCCATGGCTTGGCGGGCTTCATACACCGCTGTGGCGACGCAGACCGAGAGCTGCGTGTGATTATCGAGCGCAGCCACGCCGATCGTGTATCCAGGCGCGCCTGGTAGGATCGTGTGCAAATGCCCCTCGGGCCCGAGTTCCACGGCGAAAGTCAGATCACCCGCGGCATCCGGCTGCCACCGGCCCTCTTCGTATCGGCGTTTCAGGGTCTTGGCGGCGAGGTCGAACGGCATGCGCGGGGCTCTTGGTTGTGGTTTTCGCCTCCTCATCAGGGGTGCAGAGGCACGCCAAGGCGATTTTCACACAAACCGCAGTGGCTGAAAGAGGCATATCGCACGAGATGGACGGAAAACAATCATATAAAACAATGGTATGCACGAAAATCACAGAAACCGCACTTGCGTGTGTAGGGGATGAGGAGTGGAGAACATGAGGAGAGAGGGGATAGGGGGGCTCTTTACTTACTTAACGCCTCGCCCGCGCAAGGGCGTTTTGTGTGAAAATGTATCAAAACACTGAAAAGGAACGACTTTTCCGGTTCAGGATCAGAGTTCCAGATAGGCCGATTTCCCCGGTTTGACCCCTCAGGCAAACTTTTTTAGCATTGAAAAACAGGCACTTGGCAACTTTTCACATAAAAAGCAGGGGGGTCACTGCGGTTTCTGTGATTTTTCATTTTTGGAACGCCCCATCTCCTTCCTACCTCCGACTTGCGAGTCTGAAAACAGCCCGCTTGTCAAGACCAAAAACACGAAGGTAGGTAGGCCATGACCAAGATGAACGATCAGCACGATTTCGACCTGAACAGCGCGATGGATGCGCTCGGCGCGATCGTGTCGGGAGAGGAGCCGGAGCAGGCACCTGAGTATGAGACCGAGGCCGAGGCAGCCCAGGATGTGGCACCCAAGCGCCCGGTCATTGAGCCCATTGACCTATTCGGCGACACCTCGCTGACGGGTCGTCAGGAACTCACCGCCGACATGCTGCCCCCGGCAATCTACAACTACGCCCGCGAGGTGTCCGAGATCATGGGTATCAACGCCGGCCCGATCGCGTTGGGCTGCCTCGTGTCGGCCGCCACTGCAATCCGCGAGGGGTGGGTCATCCAACCCAAACTCCATGACCTCAACTGGCGCGAAAAGCCGATCCTGTGGGGCGCTATCTCGGGCTCCTCCGGTGCGAAAAAGACTTCCGCACTGAACGCCGGCACCCTGCCCCTTGATCGGCTCGAAAAGGATTGGGCGGAACTCGGCGAAGAGGAGATGAAAGAGTATCGCCGCGAAAAAGCCCAATACAATGAAGAAATGAAGGGCTGGCGCAAGGCGTGTCAGGCCCTCATGAAAGAGGGCGGCAACCGCGACATGTTCCCCGAGATGCCCGAGGCTCCGGAAAAGCCTGCGCGCCCGCGCATGGTTGTGAAAGACACCACCATTGAAAAGGTGATGGAGGTTTGTTCCGAGAACCCGGCAGGCATCGTGCAGGTGCGCGATGAACTCACCGAATGGATCGGCTCGTTCGACCTTTATTCGGGCGGCTCGGGTTCGCGCGATCGGGCTAAGTATCTCACGGCCTACAATGGCGGAAGCGAAAGCGTCGATCGCAAGAGCGACGAAGACGGCCCGCTTCGAGTTGATAGCTTCGCCGTGTCCATCGTGGGTGGCATTCAGGATGACATCCTGCGCAAGGATTTCTCGAACACCAAGGCTGACGGCTTCCTTGCCCGCTTCCTGTTCGTGAAGGCTGAAATCCGGCCGGGCTGCGATCGTCGCGCCGATCCCAAGGCGGTTGAGGGCTATCTGAAACTCATCCGTTCCATCGCTCTCAACGAGTTGCAGGCGGAAAACGGCGAGATTGACGGCGTGGTGAGCATGTCGCCCGAAGCTGCCGAGGTGCGTGAGCGCATCGAGTGCCTGAGCCGTGCCCTGAACGACAGCCCGATGCTGGTGAAGGGTCTGTCTGACCATCTCAACAAGTGGCCTGGCATCTTCTCGCGCCTCTGCCTCGTATTCCACATGATCGAGGCCGTGCAGAACGATTTTCGGCCGCAGAAACAGCCGGTGAGCGGCAAGACCGCCGAAGCCGTCTATCGCCTGCTCACCGAGTATTTCCTGCCCGAGGCTGCCCGCATCTACAACGAGGTCATGCAGGGGGATGAGGCCACTGGCCATGCCAAGTGGATCGCCGGTCACATCCTCGCCCATGGCAAAGAGCGCATCAGCACCTTCGACATTCGCCGCGCCTTCTCCTCAATCAAGGACGACTTTCGCGCAATCGAAGCGGCCTGCCAGAAACTCGAACTGATGGCTTGGATCACCCCGGACGGCAAGCGCGGTGCCCGCACTGACTTCGCCAAGATGAAATGGCGGGTGAATAAGCGGGTGCATCAGATCTTCGCTGAACGCGCCGAGATCGAGCGTCAGGAGCGCGAGGCCACCAAGGCTCGCATCCAACAGGGCGCAGCCGCGATGCGCGACCTGCAAGCCAAGGTCAAGCGTTGAGAGACACCCCGGCGCCGAGGGTAAAATCGGGCACCTACCTACCCGCGACAGCGGCAACTGACCCGGCTTCGGCCGGGGCTTTTTTTTGCCGACCCTACGCCGCACCGCAGAACCATATCTTGTGTCGTCTAACAGGCTTTCCACAAGAGAACGAATCGGGTATATAAGGACTGGGAGGGCCAAATTTGGGTCGTCAATCATAACCTTAGGTAACCAAAGTGAGCAAGCAACCCTTCGCCGAGAACGACTTTCTCATCACCGATCCGGAGAAGCATCCGGGTGTCGTCTTCGAGGTGCCGGCAGGCGTGAGGCCGCTTCGTTTGGAGCCCATCGGCTATCGCGCCGACACCGAGGTTAGGTGCGCCTTCTGCCGGAACCGGCAGCGCCATGTCTACGGGTTCTTCGCTGTCCTACCTGATGGTAGTCTCGCCCTGTGTGGAAACTGCTGCGCGGTCGAGATCTCGGACAAGTCGACCGTCGCGAAGATCAAGCAGGACGTGAAGCGTCGCGAGATCACCAGCCAGAACATGGTCGTCATCCGCGAGCTCACCCGGGGGCTGCCGGAAGTCTTGGAAGTTCTCGAGCGAGACTTCCTTCCGATCGAGGCTCAGGTCAATTCAATCGCCGAGAAGCTGGAGTGGCTGTTCCCCTCGAGCCGCGGAACATGGAAGACGTCGAAGAAGCTGGGTCTCGCGCGCGGCGGCCTGGTCAGCGTTCTGAAAATCACCGGCAGACTCGATGAGCGCGGCGTCGAAAGCGTCCTCGAAAAGCGGCGGAGGATCTTCACCGCGCTCCATGAGGGGCTTCAGGAACTCGAGGCTGCGGCGAAGGCTCTCCGCCCTGGTCCGGTGAAGCACACCGTCTGCAACCTGGCGCGGCGCGACGGCTATGAACAGGTCACCATAAGGGGCGCCGAGGTTGTCGTAGGTGGCTGGATACCGGACCCGGACGACGACGAGATGGAAATCTTCAGCGAGCAGGCCGTGCCGTTGCCCCCATTGCAGGTGCCGGATACGGGGGAGCTGTTGGAGTTGATGAAGTAGGCAGACAACCCCTTATTTAGTTGTTCGATGCGGCTGGTCTGCTATTGGTGGAGACTAACCCATCAGGAGAATCCTTTGACCTTCCTTCCCCGAACCATTCGACCAAAGGCGCCTCCGATCAAGACACAAGGCATCAAGACTAAGGTCGTGCCGCTGATCGCGCGCTCGATCGTGTGGGAAGGCTCTGGACGTTGGATCGAGCCTTTCCTGGGCTCCGGGGTGGTGGCGCTGAACATCGCTCCTCAGCGGGCTCTGCTGGCCGACAACAACGAGCACATGATCGAACTTTACCGTGGCATCCAGAACGGCACTATAAATGGCCACACGATGCGCGAGTATCTCGTCCGCGAGGGTTCAGCACTGCTTGATCAAGGCGAGCAGCACTACTACTTCATCCGCGATCGATTTAATGCCGAGGGCAACCCCTTCGACTTCGTTTTCCTGAGCCGGTCCTGCTTTAATGGCATGATGCGGTTCAATAGGAAGGGCGGCTTCAATGTCCCGTTCTGCCGGAAGCCGGAACGCTTCCGTCCAGCACTTGTCACAAAGATTGTGAATCAGGTCGAATGGGCATCGACAGCTATGGCCGGAAAGGACTGGAAATTTGTTGCCCAGGACTGGAAGGAAACCGTTGGTCAGGCTCAGGCCGGCGACATGATCTATGCTGATCCGCCCTACGTCGGACGGCACACTGATTACTACAACGGTTTCACGGATCAGGATTCCGACGACCTCGCCGAGATGCTGATCTCGTCTCCAGCCGATTTTGCGATGTCGAACTGGCTGGAGAACAAGTATCGCCGGAATGAGTATGTCGACCGTTGGTTCGCGGATCATGCCCAGCGCACGATGTCTCACTTCTACCATGTCGGGCCGACCGAGAGCCTCAGGAACGAGATGACCGAGGTGGTAATCTTGTCCCCGAGAGCTGCGGCGCCGGTGGTCGAGGAGGAAGCGGCGAAGCCGTCAGTTCTGCCCCTGTTTGAGGCGGCGGAAGCCGTCAATGTTTGAGAAATCGGTGCGATCGCTTTTTGTCCGTCCGTAGGACCTCCAGTATTCGAGAAATTCCTCTTCTGATTCGAATGGGCCTCGGCCCTCTTCGAAGTCTTCGAGGGTGCCGTTGATGCTGCCGATATTGGTCGTGTTTCCACTACCGGCACGATCACTCGAGATGCGCCATTTCTCCTGAACGAATACATCGACGTTTTCGAAGGGAAGTGGAATATCCAGAAGATCGCTAATTGAGTAGCTATGTTCGGCACCGGCCTTCTTTTCAGCTACCCGATTGTAGATGAACCCGATCACCCAGTGCTCGGAATACTCGTCGAAGGGGAACACGATGTTCTTCCGACCCGTGCCGCGCATGAAACTGGTATAACCGCCAAGGGTGTAGTTGAACTTGGCATCGTCCCGCAGTCGGTAGGTCGTCTTGACGTCGAGGGCGATTTTTCCATTCTCGCCCAAACCCTTGTGTAGGGTGAAATCGGGATAGTGGTTCTGCACAGTGGGCTCGACGACCTCATAGCCCATAGTCTTCGCAGCCGCATAAACGGCCGGTCGGCTTACGAGTTCGAAAATCGTGCTGAGAACTTTCGTATCTGCTCCGAGTGGATAAACCGTGCCTGCTTGATCGACAATTCCACACACTTTGTAGCTATCGACAAGCTTGTCGAGTTCAGCTTGCAGCGTTTTTCTGAAGTCCATTCTATCCTCTCGTTTTTGCGGCACCGTAGCTGCACCGGGTAACCGGGTCGAGTCCGGCCCGTGACCTGCACCAGAGTTTTTTGTTGAACTCGAAGGTGCCCGAACCTCCCGACATTTCCGCCAAGCTCCCCTGGGACCTACCTCCTGTGAAGAACAAAAAACGAACAGGGCAGGCCCGACATGAGCGAACAATTCCGGAGAGGTGAGGACCAAGCAGCCTGGGTGAAGGCGTGGATTGAGGATCGCGACGAGATCGCGTTCGAGCTGTTGGAGAACTCGGTCAGGACGCCGATCCTCATGGCGATTGCAAATGTCCGCCGGCAGGCGAAGGTTCTCGACCTTGAGATGCTCTGGCAGGAGGCGAGGGTCTGCCTCGTGAAATGTGCGGCCCGGTTCCGTCCTGAGGATGGAGTGCCGTTCGGCGCATACTACAAGGAGTCTGTCAGGCGGCATCTGGAGGCGGCAACTCTCGGAGCCGATACGCAGCTCTCGATGAAGAAGTCGAACAAGGAGCGTGACATCCATCGCCGGGTGCGCGGGATTGTTGGAGCGGTCACGAAGGATGGTCGCAGTGTCGAGCTCGGCATCACGATCGCCGCGTGGATGCTTTGCATTGAGCGAGATCATGCTGCCGAAGCGCTTTCTTGCTACCAGGGCTTTAGCCTCTCTGCTCCCGTGTCAGAAGATGAAGGGGGCGAGTTCGGCGCTATCCAGATGGAGGCTCGCGACCCCCACGCAGTCGACCAGGTCGACCAGTCTCGCCTGCCCGCGATCATTGAAGAGATCATCGAGGAGGCATGCAAAGGCGACGATCGTGCAAGACATATCGTCCGTGAGCGCCACTGGGGTGAGGCCAATGATAGGCGGGAGCTCCGGTCATTTCAGTCCATTGCCGACGAGATGGGCATGACACGAGAGCGAGCTCGTCAGATCCATGCTGCCGCGATTGTGCGCATGGCATCTGCACTCAAGGCGCGGGGGCTGGGACTCGACGACCTGGTGGGGTGATGCCGCGTGCGGCACACTCGGCATGTATGCCCCGAACGAGTTCGGGCCCTGAGCGGGCGACGACGAAGATGCATCCAGCGGCGGTGACCATCTTCCGCCACTTGACCTGAGAGGCGCGAAGTTTGCCGGTGCGTTTCTTGACCTCAACGAACACGATCCACCCGCCTGGCAGGAAGCCGACATAGTCAGAGATGCCGGTCGGGCCGAGAGGAATTCTGGTCCCGGACAGGGTGAGACCCTGGCCGGCGTTCTGGCGCCAGAGAACGCCAGGGGCGAAGTTTTCCGACCAAGCATCCGCAACCTCGTCCATCACCTCGGATTCTGACTTGTCTGTCTTTCGCGCCTTGGTCATGTCGGCCACCCGTCGGCGCCGAACTTCATCTGCACCGCGTCGCGCGCCGCGGCCGCCATGGCCTTCTTGCCTTTTCCGGACTTCTTCCAGCGGGTGTATGCCCAGTTCGGGTTGTAGCCACGCCTGTGGCCGAGTGCGATCAGCTCATCCAGGCTGTTGCAGTCCCTCTCTTCTTGGAGGCGGGCGGCGGTGGCGGCCTTCTTCGCGGCAGCAAGTTCATCCTTCTTTAGCTTCCTGATCTCGGCAGCGCGCTCACGGGAGACGCGGCGGTCGATGCCGTTGTCGAAGTCGCAATACGGGCAGACCTGCGCCGGTGTCCGGAAGTGCTGGAAGCATCCGTTGCATTGCCGGGTCGAGAGGTGCTCGCCGTCCTCTGTCGTCTCCGAAAGCTTCTTCCGCCCCTTCTCGCCCTGGAGAGAGAACTGTCGGGCAATGCATGGGTGTCCATGCTCGGCGGCATTGCCGACGAGGTCGATATAGATGCCGACCTCCTTGCCCTTGGCTGGGCGCAGGATGCGGAAGACGCGCTGGAGATAGGCGACCAGGCTCTTCGTCTTCATGCAGTCGATGAGGATCTCGAGGTCGGGGATGTCCGTCCCCTCCCCGATCACGCCGCAGTTCCAGACAAAGTCCGTGGTGCCATTCTCGAATCCGGCCAGGATCGCGTCGCGCTCCTCGTCGTCGGTCTCGCTTGTGAGTGAGAACGCCCGATACCCTGCCGCACGGAACCTATCGGCCTGATCATTGCAGTATTCGATGCTTGGGCCGAACCCGACACCGCGTCGTCCAGGGCGGTGATGCTTGCGCCACTGCACCAGGGGGTCGCCGTCTCTGCCCTTGCGCTCGAGGGCCCTCAGCACCTTCTTGTAGTCGTATTCGGCGCCGTTCTTCGGGCGCGGGATCTGGATGCGGTCTGCGGCCCCGTAGACATCGCAATCGACAAGGAACCCGCTCTCGATGAGCCACGGGATCGATGGGCCGTCGATCATCTCCTCGAATGTATCATCAAGGCCGGTTCCATCGGCACGCTCAGGCGTGCCCGATAGGCCGATTACGATCGCATCGGGAAATGCTGCCAGAATACGATCCCATGTGCCGGCAGTCGCATGGTGTGCCTCGTCGACGATGATGATGTCCGGCGCGTGGATCTGAGCCAGGCGATTGATGAGCGTCTGGACGGAGGCGATCTGAAGCGGGTGCTCAGGCTCGAAGTCGAACCCTGCTTTGACGATCCCACCAGTCATGCCGAATTTCGCGAAGGTATCCCGCGGTTGTGTGATGAGTTCTCGCCGGTGGGCGAGGAACAGGACACGGCGATCCTTGGGGAGTGCGTCAGCGACTGCACGGGCGGCGGTGATGGTCTTTCCGCTGCCAGGCGGCATCTGAATTAGGATGCGGCGCCGGCCTGCCCTAAGCAGCTCATAGAGGCGCAAAATGACCTTGGTCTGATAGTCTCTGAGTGGAACCTCGAACATGCCGAGGAGATGGGGCGAATGCCCGGCACCCGCTGATCGAAGAAAAATAGCGGGTGGCGCACTTTTTCTCTGTTTTTCTTTTGGGGCCGATCAGAGCGTGCCTAATTTCAGTCCAGGAGCGGAGAACAAAACAGCAACGCCTCACCCGCTCCCGAGGCAGTGAAAACAGGAAAGAGAACCATGCTCACCAAGAAAGAAACGACGATCATCGCCGATGCCGCCCGCGACCTGCGCGACCAGATCCTCACCGCTTCCCCCGAGGATGTGGCCGAACTTGACGATCACATCGGCGACGGCTTCCCGGTTGAGTTCGATGTCGAGTTTGATGGCGACGAGATCGAGGCGATCACCGCCCGCATCGGTCACTCCGATGGCGAATGGCATGGCATGAGCAAGACGCTCACCGAGTTGCGCGACATGCGGAAAGGCGACCTGCTCAATGCGATCTTCGACAGCATTGATGTCGCTATCGAAAACCACCGCGATCTGGCCCGCAACAAAGCAGCTCTGCTCAAGGCCTATGACGGCGAAGAGAGCATCCGCTGGTGATCCAAGCGCCGGGGCCTCGCGCCCCGGCAACCTCCCCCATTCAGAGAAAGACAGACAGATGACTATGAACGACACCGAGCGTTGCGCCCTCATCGAAGAGGCCAAGACCCTTTCGGCCGAGGAACTGGCCGCACAGATCGCCATTCTGAACGGCATGCTGCCGGCAAAAACGCAGTCGGCGACTGACGCGATTGAAGATCGCCTCGCGGTCTATGAGGGCGAGGTCTATGCCCGCGACGAGGGGGTGGTGTGATGCTGAACCTGAGCAAATACACCTACGAGGATTCCGACCTGCTGCGCCGGACAGATCGCACCTTTGATGCGGCATGGGGGCGCCTGATGCGCGCCCCGCTCGGCGCGCTGCTGCCCTACCTCGATGACTTCACGGGCGAGGTGATTTCCGTGCCCCATGCACTGACATTGACCTACACCGGAAAGAGCCTCACTGGCGTTCGCATTGACCGCTTGCCGCCCGGGAAAGGTTGGGGGTGGATGTCTGATGCCGGTTCTGCGGTCATAATCAGGCCCACCCAAGATGAGTCCTTTGAGCGGCAAGAGGTGCGCGCGTTGGTCTATCGGCGACACATTCTCAACTGCGTTGAGCGCGCACATGGGGCGCGTCCGCTGTTCCTCGCTGACGACCAGGAACTGCTCGCCATAGTCGATCCAGATGTGGATGTTGGCGACTATCAGAACCCATTGATGACGGGGGCGGTGATCCGGTCTATTGTCATGCGCCAACTGGCCACCAAGGAGGTGCGCGCCCGTGAGGGCGAAAGCAACCATGTGAAAATGGAGCGCCTGCGGCAGCAGCGCGAGGCTGCCTGATGCTCTCCGCTCACCGCAGAATGGAACTGATCGGCGCCGTCAATCGCGGCCCCGATCGCGTCCGACAACTCGAGGGCGCGGTGCTGCTCCGATACGGCAAGATGCTCGTGAGCGTCGCAAAGGCCACTGGCGAAATCGGCATGCCGTTCGATCGCGATGAGCGCGCCTTCCTTGCCTCTATCGGCGTCGCAGAGAGGGCCCGTGAGGCCATGAGAAAGGGCGAGGGTATCACCCCCGCCCCTGACTATTCCAAGACGCCAGGCAGGCTGAAAATCGAGGCTGCCCGGCGCCGGTTTCGGTTGGTGGATTGACGATCAACGCCCCCGATCTTCTCCTCCAAGACGCCCGACGAGATCGCGCATCTTATCGACGGCTCGTCCCGCTGACTGGATCAGTGGGTGGTCAGCCAAGCCGACCTTTCTTGCCGCCGCCCGGATGGTCTCTGCAAGCGGGAAGTAGGCCCGCATGACCTCGACCAGCCCCTCGCGCTTGCGGTCGACTTCGGCGCGCTCCTTCGCCACAGCGGCGCGCTCTTTCTCGACCTCGGCCCTCTTCTTCGCGATCTCCGCCTCCGCCTGCTTCATGGCATCGGCCTCGGCCTTCCTGGCAAGCTCCTTCCGTCGCTCTGATGCCTTCGCATCCAGGTTTGCGCGACGGCGAGCCGCTTCGACATCCTGTTTCCGGCGACGCTTCTCCGCCTCGACATCCTTCTTCTTCCGCTCTTCTTCGGACGCCAGAACCTTGCCGGCGAATGCCTCCGCCGCCCGGCGCTTTCCTTCGAGCTTCGCCTGCTCGACCTGCGCGAGCTCGGCGGCTTGGAGATTTTCGGCGCGTTGCTGGCGGCGATAGAGCCAGGGCGGAACATGCTGCTTCTTCTCCGGCGGAACCTTGCCCGCAGCCTTCGCCTCCCGGCGCTTTTGCGCGGTATTGTCGCCGCGGTCGAGCCCCAGCGGCTTGAACCATTCCGCGACCGAAGTCTGCGCCTTCTCTGCGTTCCTGAAATGGAGCATGTCAGTGGGCTGGAGCATGCGCTGGCGTCCTTTGCCCTTCGTCTCTTTCTCATTCCAGCAGGCGTAGTAGGCGTGCAGGTGGGGAGTTTTTTCGTCCATTTCCCACACCATGAAAAGGCAGTGCTCGCGCGGGATTTCGGAGTCGAGATATGAGACTGCCAGCTCCTTGAACTTGCGACAAATCACCGGGTCCCGGAAGTCGGCGCCCTCGAGTTCGGCAATATCCGCATCCGACAGGCCCGCCTTTCGGAAAAACTTCTCGTCGGCACTCACGACGACAGAGCGGACGCCGCCGAGCTTCTGCGATGCCTTCCAGGGATCTTGGGGGCCAGCACGCTCGACCCTCTTCGCCGGGCCTGGGCGGCCAGCCTTGCGGAGGGCGAGCGCCTCGTTCTTCATGTTGAGAACGGACATCATCTCGACCTCGGCGATGAAGTCCTCGGCCCAAGTTGGACCGCCATGAATGACCTCGTTCTGGTTTTTCTTCGACGGATCGCAGTGGTCCAGATCTCCGAAGCTCCGCTCATGGTGCTTCTGAAAATAAATGAGCTGATCCGGCCTCCAGCCCTCCATGTGATACGCTACTTTGAACGCCATTGTCCTGCCCTCTTTTTGAGAGGGAATTAGGCCCCGCATGCTGTTCTCGCGACCAGAATTGCGGAAAAGGCAACGATCTCACTAAATAACTCTACAACCCGCGCAGGCGCGGGCCGCCCTCCGGGCTTTGTTGAGTTATATCGTTCGGCCCTCGCCGGGCAGCCGCCTTCCGCGGGACACAAATGGGTGGCTTTCGCGCCGCCCCCTTTGGATACCCCCCACGCCCGGGTCATCGTTCCGCACTCCCCCGGACCCCCTGCTCCCAGGAGAAACACGCGCGCCGCTGTTTCCCCCGAACCCCCTTCCCGGCGTCTCCGACGGGGCTGTCTGCCGACATGGTGAGGACGCTCCACGCTCTCCCCCTGACCCCCTCTCATTCCCGAGGAAGGGCGCACGCGCTGCCCCTCCTCGAGCTCCTCCCAGGCGCGCTGCCGTGGGCTTTCCCGGTCGCGCGATCGCCGGGAACGACCACCAAAGTTCCGGCCGGAACAGTGCGGTTCCGGCGCGCTATCCCCACCAAAGTTCCGGCCGGAACACCCCGCCTCGAACATTTTGAGAGTCTCGTTTTGGGTGCGCGCCACCCGTTCCTAATTCCCTCCCAGGCGGAACAAAAAATGAACGGAGGCGTCGATGCCAACCATGAGCCATACCCCCGAGCAGAGAAAAGCATGGCATGCCAGCAAGCGCACTCAAAAGCAGCGCCGGGCCTTGCTGCGAGCACGGAAGGAACTCTTGAAGTCCTTCTTCAACCAGCTTTCGAAGCGGTGATCGACATGGCCGAACTCACTCTCGCCATCGCCATCTTTGCGCTGATCGGGCTCGGGTTTTGGGTTCGGCATCTCGACCGCGAGCTCGGCCGACAGCGGCGCATCGCTCGCGGCCTGACTGAACACATGCTCGTCCATCGCGTCGCCATAGAGCGGCTGCTGAGCAAGCGGCAGGACGAGCAGAAAACGACCCCAAAACCAACAATCCATTGAGCAGGGATAGAGAGATGACCGAGCAGAAAACAGGCACTCAGATCGCGCGCGTGCCGGAACAAGAAACGCACCTTCCGGCTGATCCGATGATCATGCTGATCGAGAAGGTTGTGAAAGACCCAGAGGCCGACATTTCCAAACTCGAAAAGATGCTGGAGATGCGCGAGCGCATCGAGGATCGCGCCCGTGAAGATCGGGCTCGGCAAGCAGAGCGTGCATTCTTCGCGGCTCTCACCGCTGCACAGAATGAAGTGCCGCTGGTTGTTCGCACCCGGGCAAACACCTTCGCAAAATACACCTACGCAGATCTCGCGGATATCGAGACGCAGGCGATGCCCGTTGTCCGACGCCATGGTTTTTCCGTATCCGCTTGGTCTGGTGCCGGCGCTGAGCGGGGCTATCAGCGAGTGTTCATGCGCGTCTCGCATGTCGATGGTCATAGCCACGAGATCCACGATGATTTCCCGCTCGATGGGGCAGGTGCGAAAGGGGCCTCCAACAAGACAGACATTCAGGCCAAGGGCAGCACTACCAGCTACGGCAGGCGCTACCTGCTCTGCGGATATTTCAGCATCGCGACCGCCGATGACGACGGCAGCCGGCGCCATGCCGAGCCCGCAGCAGCTGACACGATCTCGGCGAAAGACGCGGCCCGCGTGCGCGAGCTCATCGCCTCGACCGATACCGAAGAGGCCAAGTTCCTCGGCGTCGCCAAGTCCGAGAGCATCGAAGAAATTCCGGCGAAGGATGCAGCCCGTCTGATCGGAATGCTTGAACGCAAGTCGCGCGATCAGGCCAAGGTGGCGAAGGAGTCGGGCAATGCTTGAGCGTCGCATTATCGCCGAGTTGGAGCAGGGAACCCCCGAGTGGCTGAAAGCCCGCTCGGGCATCCCGACCGCATCCGAAGCCGCGTGCTTGCTTGTGAAAGGCAAGGCCGTGAAAGGCGTGCAGCCGCCCCATGGCTTCGGTGCCGGCGCCCAGACCTACGCGCGCCAAGTGGCCGGGGAAATCCTACTCGGCGGCCCCCTGCCCTCGTTTCAGAGCGAGGCCATGAAGGACGGCACCGAATATGAGGCGACGCTGCGCGATGAGTATTCGCTGCTGCGTGAAGAGGTCACCGAAGTCGGCATGGTGCAGGTGCTCGATGGCGGGCGCGTGATTGCCGGATACAGCCCCGATGGCCTTGTGGGCACTGATGGGCTCGTTGAGATCAAGCGTCGCAACCCGGAAAAACTGATTGCTCTGCACCTCGGCGGGGCGATCCCGCAAGACGAGTATGTGCAAGGCCAGTTCGGCCTTTGGGCGTCTGAGCGTCAATGGATTGATCATGTCGCGGGCTTCCGGGGGATGCCCACTCACATCAGGCGCGTGCCCCGCGATGAGGAGATGATCGCCGAGATCGAGGACGCGGTGCAGCGGTTCATTCCGTATGTCGATGAGATCGTTGAGGCCGTGCGCCAGGCAGCGTGAAGAAAAACCCCGGCTCGGTTTTGGGCCGGGGTCTTTCGTTCCTAATTCCCATTCAGAGGCAAAAACACGAACGCGAAAGGGCAGTTCAACATGGCAGGCAGCGTCAATAAAGTCATTCTCATCGGCAACCTCGGCGCCGATCCCGAGACCAAGACATTTCAGAACGGCGGCAAGGTGTGCAATCTGCGCCTCGCCACTTCCGAGACCTGGAAAGACAAGACCACCGGCGAGCGCAAAGAGCGCACCGAGTGGCATTCGGTGTCGATCTTCTCTGAGCAACTGGCCGGCATCGCCCAGCAGTATCTCAAGAAGGGCTCGAAGGTCTACATCGAGGGCCAGCTCGAGACCCGCAAGTGGCAGGATCAGCAGGGCAACGACCGGTATTCCACCGAGGTTGCGCTGCGTCCCTACCGCGGCGAACTCACGCTGCTCGGCGACAAGCCCGCAGGCGCATCCCCTGCCCCGGCCGGAAACGGCGCCGGCGCGCAGGACGATGAGGTGCCCTTCTGAGTTACAGCGAACGGCGCCGGGGCTACTCTCCTCGGCGTCGGCAGGGTTTCTTCCTTTCCCCTGCAACTAACGCCCGAGCTGTCATGTGCAGCGTGATGTTGTGCCCCGCCATCTGCTTTCATTGGGCGCAGATGTGGGTGAATCCGGGAACGAGCGGCAGCCGCACGAGACGCGGTAGAGGCTCGGAGCAATCCGGGCCTCAAATATTTTTGGGACATTCTGCGCGGTTTTCCTGCCTGTTTTTCCGGTCCTGCCCTGGTGGTGTGAAAAATAGCGGATTTTCGTTTTTGTGGCTGTCTGCCTGTTCCTAATTTCCAATCAGGAAAGGGCGCGGTGCTCTCTCCCTCACTGAAAAGGAAAATCCCATGATCAAAAAGATTGTGAAAAACCCGCCTTTCGGCATGTCGATGCAGGCTGCAACCCGTGCCATGGCGAAGGCCAAGCAGCCGATCGCAGAGGCATACCAGGAACAGCGCATCGCCGCTGCCGCTGAGCGTCGCAAGGCTCGCGCCGAAGAGATTTCGAAGCGCCCCACCATCAAGGGCTCGATCACCGATCCTGATTGGCGCCGCGATGACAGCAGCCTGCCGATGACACAGCAGGCCGCGATCGCAAAGACCGAGCGCGAGATCAACGAACTGCCCGGCACTTTCGCATTCGCGGAAGTGGTCGGTTCCGGCCTGCGCCAGCGCATGCAGCACGGCCGCATCGATCCGACCTTCTCGCCGGTTCCGGCCGATCTCGACCGCGGCGCGCGCGAACTGAACGCCTACTCGGTCATGTGCCAGATCGCGGCTCAGAACGGCGCCGGTGATCTTGCTGACACACCCGAGGGCTCGCGCGAGCGGTTTGAAGACCTGACCGACATGATTGACGATGCCGGTGCCGCCTACTCTCTGCTGACCGGCAAGGATTGGGAGAACGGCGAGCCCCTTGAAATGAGTTCGCACAAGCGCCTCGAAGCCATCCGCAACTTTCCGAACCAGGAGTTGCTGAGCGACATGAAGATGCTGCACGCAAAAGGCACATCGAAACTGACGCAGCGCCTTGAAGGCTACGCCAATGAGTTCTGCGCCGCAGTCGATACCCGCGCGCAGATGAAACTCGAAACCCCGCTGCGGGTGAAGCGCCGCTCGAACGAAATGGTGCGGTAAGCACCGCCCTACCCCGCCGCCCTCAATCTAACCCGACCGCCAAAAGGAGAAAAGATCATGAAGACTTTGACGACAGCCCTGGCGGTAATCGCCACCCTCACACTCACCGGAACCGGCACAGCATCCGCAGCCAAGACCCCCACCGCGGCCGAAATCGCATCAGCAATGTGCCCCAAGCCCGATCGGGTAGGGCATGATGGCCTGACCTGCGCTCAGTTTGCAGCCGTCAAGGCCCAGGAGATGATCTGGTATGCCGCCTACGAAAACTGGTTGCTCGTTCTCGACCGGCTGCCGGACACCGACAACGAGTTCAAGCGTTGGAACCGCGGCAAGGTTTCACTGGCTCTTGGCTGCGCATGGGGCGTCAAAGAGAGCGGCGTCCGCATCCGCACCCCCGGTCAGTTTCAGACCGCGGCTCTCGCTACTTACAACCGCATCATGTCCCGGCGCTTCGAGGGCCCGTATTCGAGCACCACGGGCGACTGCGGCTGGTAAGCCCCCTACCCTCCCCGATCCAGAGCCCTCGCCATCGGTGGGGGCTTTCTTCGTGCAAGCCCCCACCGCTGACGAGGATCACATGACGAAGCACCCTACCCCGAACGCACCCCTGCAAGTCATCGAGAGCCAGTGGCAAAACCTGCCGCGATATGACCCTGACCGCGACGGGCCGACGCCGAGGTGGGTGCATAACTCGGTCAGGGCGTGGGCGCGTGGCAGTGTCGAGATCGTCCCCGAGTCATACCGATACATAGACCACCGCGAATATTCGCCCGCATTCACGCTCGATGGCGTAGAGTGGGACTGGCGGCATGACGGGGTCGAGGTTTGGACGCTCATTCACATCCTCGCGGACTCGGGATGGATCGACCTCTACGAAGATGTCCCGCTCGATTAAGAGTAGATCTCCCGCTCGATGTCGGAGCGATAGACGCTGACGAGCACCCAGCCCCCGCCGCGAACGCGCTGCCAGACCCAGAGCTGACCATCGACCAGGGCGGCGGGGCGGAACCCGTCGCCCCGGGCGTCTCGCGAGGGGACGATGTCGATTAGGCCGACGATCATGAAGACGGAAGCGCGGCGCAGCCAGGCGGGCGCGGATTTCAGGCTCGGGGCCTGAACATACGGCGGGATCTCGTTTTCGTGGTCGAGCAGCATGGCGGGTCTCCTCCTGGCGGGCCGGTTTCGAAATGGTAGCGCTGCGTGCATGCGTGCGCAAGTGCGTAACTGCGTGCGCGCGTATCTACGCAGCTGCGTAGGAGCGTAGGTGCGTGCGTATGTGCGCGAGTGCGTGCTTGACTGCGTGATCGGAACCGGCGAGATTGCCGGCATGAAAACGCTTGTTGTAGCGGCACAGAAGGGCGGCGCCGGAAAGACCGCCCTCAGCAGGAACCTGGCAGCCGTTGCCGCCGAGGACGGGCAGCGCGTGCTGCTCATCGACCTCGACCCGCAAGGCACCACCAGGAGATGGCTCGAACGACGCCAGGCTGATGAGCCCACGATGCTCGACGCCGACCCGGAGCCGGGGGAGATCCCCGGCGTCCTGGCTCGGCTGAATGGGCATTTTGACCTGGTTGTTATAGACACCCCTCCCACAGTTCCGGCGTGGATGTCAGATGTCATGGGCTCTTCTGATCTCGTTCTCATTCCCGCGCGAGCAAGCACTGACGACCTCGACGCCATCGGCGCAACGATCGGAGCCGCGAGTAGGGCAGGGGCCTCGATCGCCTTCGTGATGACCATGATCAACCCGAGGGCAGCCCTCACAGATGCTGTCGCCAGGGCGCTCGCCCAGCATGGGCGGGTCGCGCCCGTGAATATCCACTCGCGGGTGGTGTATGCTGAGATAGGCGGCAGCGGAGAAAGCGTTGTTGAAGCAAGAGATCCGAAGGCGCTTGAGGAGATGAAACGCCTGTGGGGTTATGTCCAGGAGGTCATGTGATGGCGAAGAGTTTCAGCCTGGATGGGTTGGTCAATCCCGATGCCAAGGTTCCCGATCAGAAAGGGCAGGGGGCTTCGACTCACGCAAAGCCGAAGGCGGCACCGAAAGCAAAACCGAAGCCGGCACCCGCGCCGATGGCGCCGAGCAAGCGTCTGAGCCTGGTGCTCGATGGCGAGACCTACCAAGCCCTACGCCGTCTGTCTTTCGAGAGCGGCCGGACACACCAAGACATTCTCGATGAGGCTGCGCGTGCGTATCTACGCAAGCACGCATCTACGCAGGATGCGAGCGAGTGAGCACTGCAAAGGAGCAGCTCGATTTGTTCGTGGCGCTCGTCGGTGATGTGCCGCTGCGCGATGACAAGGAGATGATGTCAGCCCCCATGGTGTCGATAGCCAAGCGCGGTCAGCGCCGCATCGAATGGGAGGGGCCGAGCGGGCAACAGGTCGTGATCACTTCGACAGAGGGCGACGACATTGCCACGATTTGGGATTTCGACTTGGTGATTTGGGCCATTTCGCAACTTAATGCTGCGGTTGAGAGAGGCGAGACCCCGGCGCAGACGATCTCATTTCGGCCGTATGACTTGATGAAGAGCATCCGGTGGTGCGACAGTATGGGTAGGGTAGGGGGTCGGGAGTATGAGCGGTTCAAATCCGCGATGAACCGCCTGAGGGCAACCCGCATCCGAACGACAATCCGTCGCCACGACCGGAAAGATAGGCACGAAGATTTCAACCTGGTGTCGGATTTCACACTCGATGAAGTCAAGGATGCCGAGGGCAACGCCAGGCCGCTCGGCGCTCAGATGACCATCCCGACATGGATCTATCGTGCAGTGACCGGCAGCCGCAAAGAGGTTCTGAGCATCACGCCGCTCTACTTCGACCTCACATCGGGGCTCGACCGGTTCTTGTATCGACTGGCACGGCGCCATGCCGGAAACGGCCTCGACAACTCTGACGGATGGGCGTTCAGTTTCCGCGACCTGCACCGGCGCTCGGGCTCTCAGATGAGGTATGCAGATTTTGCGAAGGCTCTACGCAAGGCCATCGCCGCGGAGAAAATCCCTACCTACGAGCTGGTTGAGGAGCGCGGCGCGAACGGCGATCCGCTGCTACGCATGCGCTACCGCAAGCTGCTTCTGTGAGGCACGGGTTTTTACTCCCCGCAGTCAGACACGGGGTTTTACTCCCCGACACGGGTTTTAAGTCCCTGGCGGCAAGGGTTTTTGATCCCCAAAGCACGGGTTTTAAGTCCCTGAGGGGGTGAGGTAGGTGATTGAGAGGTAACGCAGAATCCCGGTTTCGATTCGGCTTAACTTCTTTAACCTATATATTTTAACGGGATAGGAGGCACTGTGCCTGTGGATAACTCAACAGCCGGATATGTCGGCATCACCGAAGAGCAAGAAATCGTCTGCGCCGGCACCTCCCCGGATGCGCTGCGGGACATGGCAGATGTAGCCGAGGTTCTGCCTGCAACCGCAAGCCTGATCGAGGCGATCCAGGCGGGTGATGTTTCTTGGGAAGGGCGCATGATCGAGGGCGCGATGGTGGCCTGCCTCGAAGACGAGTGAGGGCCGGTCACTCGTAGCCGATAATCCATGTTATGTTAGGTATGCATCGGTATGTATCGCTTACATACCGGCTCCCATCAAGCAAACGCGTGCCGGGCGTCATCGAGATCCCGAGCCTCTTGCGCTCGCCGCATCCTCAGCTCCTGAGCGTAACCGCCACGACCCCACCGCTCCATGATGTAGTCATAGGGGTATTCGTTGATGCAGAAAGTTCCGTCCTGCATGTGGGTTAGAAGGAATGCGCCGGCCCACTCATCTGATGCGGTGTCGATTTCTTTGTGAGACACCATGCAGCCCGCCTTCATCGCGGTGATAACACCTCCATCAGAGGTATGGGACATCCGAATATCTTTCTTGTGTTCATCACCCACTACGAATGATCTGTGGCGATTGATGATCGTGGAAATGGCCGCGCCCTGTGGAAACCGCCCACGGCCCTTGGCGCCTGATTTTTGCAGATGCGCAAACCCCGTTCCTTGATACCAGAATGCATTGCCCAGCTCATGCCATGTGATGCCCAGCTCCCCCACGATGCGCACAAGCTCCTCGGGATCGAGCGACCGAGAATGTCGGTGCCGCGCCTCATGGTTCCCTTCGAGAAAATGGACTCCGTGCTCAGGCCAGTAACATCTCTCGGGCTCAGAATGGCTTGTAGCGCCATGCGAAAGAGCCGCTTCTCCTGCTCGAGAAACTTACGATCGAACCCCGCAGGACTCTCAACCACACTCTTCATGATAGAGACGAACTCAACCAAATCTCCTCCGATGCCAATGCAGGTGGGGCGCAGCTCATTGGCCATCTCTCCGAATGCTACAACCCTGTCGAATTCATCATCGCCTTGGTGCGTCTTCAGGTGAAAATCGCACCCGAAAAGCATTGAGTTTCCGCGAAGTGCTCGTTCCTGATTGGGTGTCATGTCGCCTGCCATGTTCTGGTTTTGTTTCCAGGGACATAGGGACAAACCCGCCCCATCGAAAAATCAGCGCCTGCGTTCGACCCACTTTGGAACCGGTGCCATCCATCCAAGCACGCCAAGCACCACTGCGAGCACCAGCAATCCCACCAGGAGCCAAATCAGCAGTGCGGGAATCTCATTCACCACAACCATTTCAACGCTATCTGCCTTGACCCGGTTTTCGCTCGCATCCTGCTCGGTGTTCTGCGTCAGCGTTTCCACGCTTTCAGGGCGCGCCACAGGCCCGCTCATCTCGATGGTGCGCGTGCTGCCGATTGTCTGGCTGTTTGTTTTTCCCACCTGCGCATTGGCATTGACCGATGGGCCACCACCCACCGCTGCACTCAAGGCTGCCTTGCCAATGTCGGATGCGCTGCACCCTGCCAGGCCGGCCGTCATGATGAGGATGGCCAAGGTGTGGGTCATTTCGCATCCCCATCCTTGTCCTGATCGGGAATGAAGCGATCCACGATGCGATCGGCGATCTTGTCGCTGCGCTCTTCGAGGATGCCGAATGTGCGCAGCATCATTTTCACAAGGTAGCGCGAGCCAAAGCCTGCCAGGGCCATGACCGCTTGGAACGGCAACGCGGGCCAGATTGCCTCGGCAGCCATAGCCGCCAGGTGTGAGATGAAGATGGCGGTGAGCATCACCACCCAAAAGCGGCGCCGGTCTTGCTCGCGGTTCATCGCCGAGGCGATCGAGGCACCGGCCAGGGCGAGGAACAAGCCGCCAATGTATTCATGTGGCGCGAAGCCGATGCCAAGACCAGTCAGCGCGAGAGTGAGGGGGTCGCGGAAAATGGACTCGGCGTTCTCGGCGACGGCGTTGGCAACCTCGGTTTTCATTCAATCCAATCTCCGGTGCGAACCCGGAAACCAGGGCATTCTTTGGCAGCGAACTCGTTGTGCCCGCTCACGCGCTCGATCTTCGTGAGCGCCGCCAGTTCGCGCAGATAGGCTTTCAGGGCTTTTTCCTGGTCAGGCGTGAAATAATCGGAGAACTGGCCGATGCCGTTGTGCGTGCGCACGGGCACCAGGCAGATGCCGATTGTGCCGCGGTTGCGTCCCATTACATGCGCGCCGATTTCCCAGAGGGAACGACCAATCGCAATCTCGCCATCGGGGGCAATGACCCGGTGATAGCCGATATCGCGCCAGCCGCGCCCATCGACATGCCAACGCCGGATTTCGTCGCGCATCTGATCAGCGGTTTTTCCGCGATACCAGGTGCCGGGTGTCGCCGAGGTGTGCAAAACAACCTCCCGAACCGGATATCTTTTTTTGCCCTGGTAGATCACGCCCCACCCCTTGGTTTTACCCTGAGGAGATGGGGCGTTTGCGTAATGTCCGCTTACTTGGATTCCGTCAGATCGCGGATATCAGCGAGCAGTGACCAACTGACCGACCATTGGGTGGCGGAAAGGTCGCGCCAGAACAGATCGGGCTTTCCATCGCGCCAACCAATCTGCCGGCCGATCTCTGCCGGCATCAGGCGATAGCCAGAAACACCGCCCGCGGGCATGTTGGGCGCAGCCGTCCAAGTCACCAGGTCGGTGCTTTCCTGCATCGCGCCCGAACCCACCTCGACTGCGAACCAGGCGGCGCGGCGAACATCATGCGCCAGGCGGTGCTCGGTGCCGAACGCAGAGAGCGCTGTGAGACCGCCAGTTGCCACTTCCACCAGCTCGCCGGTGGTGAGCACGGCCAGGACACGCTCACGGGCTGTGACCTGCGCCACAGAGGCTGTGGCGGTGTGCTGCGACCAAGTGGTGCCCCCGTCCTCGGAGAGGGCAACAGAGGTGCCAGAGGCAATCACGATGGTGAGCCCGTCAGCCGCCACCAGATCAGCCGCGAACGGCGTGCTTGCAAGCAGGGTAGCGTCGCCGTTGGCGATGACATGCAGCGCGCCAGAGGTGGCCGCCAGGTGGCGCCGATCGCGCAGATCACGGGCAAGAGTGCGTGCCTGGCCGTCATCGTCCGAGTAAGTCAGGCGCAGGTTATCCATCCATGCTGCACCCGTGCCGCGGGCATAGACTTCAACCTGCGTTTCATTCGTCTGCGCCGAGACGCTGAGGCCCTGCCAATCCGAAGAGGATGTGCTCACGCCATAGTCATTTTGGCTCGTGATCGTGTTGTGCTCGGGCAGCGGGTCAGGGATGAACTGCACCATTTCGGAGGTGCTCTCGATATCTTTGAGCCAGAGTTTCATTCGGAACTCATGCACGCTTTCGAGCAGCACAGAGCACGCATTGTCGGTGCCGGCCGTCGCGCGGGCATTGATCCAAGTGTAGCCATCGGCCGAGGAGGTGGTCATCGGCAGGTTAGAACCCGTGCCGGCAAGCACGGACACACCCGCCGCTTGCTGCACCCATGCGCCATCGCCGGAGTCGAAGTTGCGGATGGAAAAGCCCCCGGTCACGCTCACCGGGGCGCCCGTCGCCTGATTATAGAACCGCAGGCGGGCCTGAACTTCCTGGCTTGTGCCGTAGAGGCCAGGCGGGCTGCCATTCACAGCCGTGTATTTCGTCATGGCCTCTGCATACCACTCGATGCGCACCTGCGTGCCATCGGGCATGGTGAATGCGTTATTGACAGTTTTGTAGCGGTAAGAGGTGCCGTTATCGGTGCGGAAATTCGCCCCGTCGAACGCAACCTGATTGAACGGGCGCACGCTCTCATTCTGGCCGGCACGAATGCCGATACGGGCAACACCACCCGGCCCTGCCAGCGCATCCCCGCTCAGGGTCAGATGCTTGCCGGCCGGAACCGAAACCACCTGGCTCACCTCTGCATCCTCGGCGGCGAGATACTGCGCCGAACCAGGGCGCTGCGCGGGCGTGCTCGTGCTGAGCGCAGCCGGGGTGCCACTGATCGTCTGCCAGTTATCCAGGCCGGACTCGAAGTTGCCGTTGAGCAGGCCGGCATCGGTGGTGGCCGGCAGCACATCGACCGCACCCCAGGATTGGCTATCGCCGGAAAACCACAGCCCGCCCGAGGTATCGCGCACGACATAGCCAGCCGCATCGAGGGCCGAGATTTCACGCGCACCCGAGAACGGCGCAGGGATCTTGACCCACTGCGATGCACCATCGGTGGAGCGGCTGAGGCTGCCATCATGCAGTGCGATCAGATCGCCAAGGGATTGCCCCGGCCGGCTCGGCGTGAGCGGGTTGCCGGTTCCGGGCTCGGTGTATCCCTCTTCGGGCGCGTTGCCCTCGGGCGCGCCATCCTCGACCTGCTCGCCAGGCGTGGAGGGCTCGGTCAGGTCTGTGTAATCGTATCGGTAATCGGCCGGGTCGCGCTCGCGCAGATTGACGCTCACGCAAAGCGTCTTGGGGTCGATCGTCTTGGATGCGATCTCGAAGAGTTTTGCCTGGTAGCCGTTTTTGGCGCTCGTCCAGGTGATGGTATCGAGCGGCAGCAGGCTAATAGCCGCGGGCGGCAGGGTCAGCGTGTGGCTGATCATCCTGCGGTTATCAGAGACCATCTCGATTGCCAGCCGCTGCGCTTGGTAGGGGTAGGTCACGGACGGCAGCGCGAGATCGGCAACCAGTCGGCGTCCATCGTCCTCGGCTTCGAGGTCAGGCCGGTAGTATGGCGGCGCATCCGTGGCTTCCCAGAAAGCGTCGCGCGAAGGGTGGCTGACATGCGCAGCGTTGTAGGTATCGTTAAGACCCCGGAACGGGCGCAAATCCCGGTCAGAGGAGGTGATGATCGTGCCATCGGCAAAATGCGCACGCGGGAACGGCACCGGCCCGGCTGACACATTCCAAATGCCGCCACACTCGGCAATCTGGCCGCCACAGGATTTGAGGATATCGGCGATCACATCGAGTGGCTGTTGCGCTGTGCTGAACTCCAAGCCGCACCGATAGCGCTGCTCAGTATCGCCACCCACCATGATGCCAGGAATGGCCACGAGTTCATCGCACACATTCATCTGCGCCGCCCACCGATCAAGCGGCAGGTCATCCTCGGGCACGCCCAGGCCATACATGGAACCATCCGCGAGGGTCAGCCCGCGCAGGATGTTATAGACCATGACAATCGGGTTTTCCGTGAATGCCCAGGTGCTCGGATCGTTCCACCGCTGCGGGCCCTCACCACCCACGCTGCTGTCTTCGCGCGGGTCATACAGGGGCGCGCCGCGCACCTCGAACAGCACTTCCGGGAACGACGACAGAATGTCCTGGTCAAACTTGAAAGTGAGCACGGCGTAGGGCACGCCGGTGAGGATGTGATCGGCTGTCCAGGGCCGCTCATACGCGCCGTAAATCTGCGTCAGCATGTCATCGGCCGCGGTCTGCGTGCCGTCATACCAGCGCAGCCATGCTTTCTTGTTGAGCCTCGTGCCGCCAGCGGTGTTGCCGTAGAGGTTGCCGGGGCTCGTGAAAGACTGCGGCTCTTTGTTGATCAGAACTCGATCGAGGCTCGAAATCGGG